TTGCACAACTGGGCCTCTCATGGAGCAGATGCGATGCGGTACCTGTGTTTATCTTTACCTAAGACGCGTGATGGTTTAACTCCAGAAGAGCTTGATAAACGCTATAGAGAAGCTTATTTTGGAGAATCGAATTCGCATATGCCTGCTATATATCGCGATGAAGTAAAAGGTTATTAACTAAAACAAAAAGGGAAGATATGAAGACAACGATAGACAATTTTCGTCATAGATTAATAACACTCAAGACAGCGGAAATTCACCTTCCCGAAAGGTGCCGCTCACATGAGGAAATTTTGTTTGATCTCATCAACGAGATAGAATTAATTCAACGCAAGTTGGAAAAAATACATAAAATACTCGGTGAATAAAGGCTTTTGTTGTATAATTAGTTTATGGCTACAAGCAAACCCAACAAGAAAATATCATTAACTCGCAACTCTTATGACTCAATGATACAGCGATGTCAAAATCCCAAGGCAACAAATTATAGCCGCTGTGGAGGCCGAGGTATTATTGTTAGCCCGCGGTGGAACACTTTCAGAAATTTCTTAGCAGATATGGGCGAACGACCTGAAGGTCATCAACTTGGTCGGATAAACAAGAACGGTAATTTTGAGCCGGGCAATTGTGCATGGATGAATTCTAAACAAGTCTCTACAAATAAAAAAATATCACCACCTCGCGACGATATAACAGGAAGAACATTTGGAGAATGGTTTGTCGTTTCGAAAAGTGATGAGAAAGATTGGGGTGGGGGATTTAAGTATCTTTGTCGATGTTCATGTGGTGTTGAGGCATTTATTAGAGCGCCTAACTTGAGATATGGCGGGTCGTCTAAATGTGCAGTTTGCAGGGTGAGTAAATTAAAATCTTCTTTGGGTTCAGCGATGTCGGCGGCGGTCAGAGCTCAAGAAGTATTAGGTAAACAATTCAACAACTGGACAGTAAAAAGTATAGGTCCAAACAGAACACCAAAAGGGAGCATTTTGTACTTATGTGAATGCAGTTGTGGGGTTATACAGGAACTTGATTGTAACAAATTGAAAAGCGGCAGAACGAAAAGCTGTATCAATTGCTATATAAAGAGCGATAGGGGTTCAATCTGTTTGGACTGCGGATGCAAAAATCATAAAGACATCGATCTTGAAGCCTCACTCTGTGAACTCCTCGGTTTCTGTGGCAGATGTGATGGCTACACTCATCAGTTAGTCTACCTCTAATTTACTTGCTATCAGTTTGATCGCTTTCTAGACTGTAGGGGAATTTAAATTAGGGCGTTTGACGCACCAAGAAAAGGATTGAAGTATGTTATACCCTCAATTGGGCCCTCAGTATCTTTCTTCTCCCAACCAGGACATATTGGCAAGAATGGAAGCATTCTACGCCCAAAGTATTTCTATTAATCAAATTTCGTGGGGAGAAAGTGATACCGATTGGCGCTTCTACACGAATGACCAAACACTTTGGAATGACCTTTACGGGAACCTTCCTGTCAGCAGGAGACGTAATTTTTGCTTCAACCGTATAAAAAGAGCGGTTGACATGGTGTACGGTTATCAATGCCGCAATCGTAAATCAACTATCGTTATCCCGGTTAAGAATGGCGTAGAACAAACTTCGGACCAATTTACAAAATTACTCATGTATCACGACCGCCAAGAAGGTGTCCTAGAGAGCATATCGAAAGCTTTTTTGGGAGCTTTAGTGGGGGGTATGAGCTTACTCGAAGTGTGGGTTGACTATCGCGCGGATCCTATCAACGGAGAAATTAAGGTAGATGTGTGCTCTTATAACGACTTCACTATCGACCCTTACTTCCGCAAACACGACCTCTCAGATTGTAACGGGGCATGGAGAAGAAAATACCTTACAAAAAAGGAAGCATTATCTCTTTTTCCCGACAAAGAAGATGAGATCATGTCTCTTTATGGGAATGACAATAGGGATGGTAAGTTTCAGTTTCAACCAGAGTCATATTCATATGGATTCAAAGACTTACTCACCTACGATACGTTCTATTACAGAGACTTCCGCAAGCAAAAAATGCTTGTTGATACACAAACTGGCGAGACTAAAGAATGGAAATCATCAGACAATGAGCAACTCAAGCTCTTTTTAAGTCGCTATCCAGAGATTACCGTGATTGACCAAGAGATACCTACCGTTAATGTAGCTATCGTTGTTCAAGGTCGCGTTATGTATAATGGCCCACAAACAACTGGCTCTGACAACTATCCATTCATACCTGTTATGGCCTATTATCACCCCCAAGTTCCGTATTCTGGATTTAAAGTAGAGGGCATGGTGAGAGGTCTACGTGATGCACAATATTTATACAACAGACGTCGTATCATTGAACTTGATATATTAGAGTCTCAGATCGCTTCTGGCTGGATCTATAAAGAGAACGCTCTTGTAAATCCAAAAGACATATTCATGCAAGGACAAGGTCGTGGACTCGCTCTTAAAGAGGAAGCTCTTATGACCGATGTACAAGCCATTCTGCCACCAGCTATCCCAGATTCTATGATCAGGCTCTCAGAGCTACTGGCTCAAGAGATCACTCAGATATCTGGGGTGAACGAGGAGCTATTGGGATCTGCTGTTGATGATAAAGCTGGTGTACTCTCTATGCTTCGCCAAGGCGCAGGTCTAACAACGCTCCAAATGTTATTCGATAACTTAGACTACGCACAAAAACAGCTCGGTAGACTCCGTATGGATATCATGCAAGCCAACTGGACTCCGGGACATATCCAAGCAATCCTAGGTGAACAACCATCAGAGTTCTTCTACAAGAAAGAATTTGGTACCTACGACGCAGCGGTTGAAGAAGGCCTCAATACAACTACCCAGAAGCAAATGCAGTTCGCTCAGATGATACAATTACGTGAGCTTGGTGTACCTATAACCAACGAAGATCTATTACAAGCAGCTACCCTTCAAGGTAAGAAAGAGCTTATTGAGAACATGCAAAAACAACAGCAACAACAAGCACAAATGGCTCAATCTATGCAACAAGCACAGATGGAAGAAGCGCAAGCGCGTGTTGAAGCCCTCAAGGCTAAAGCAGTTGCGGATGTTGGACTTGGCCAAGAGCGTATGTCGCGTATTGAAGAAAACAGTGCCCTTGCTCTTGAACGTGAAGCACAAGCTCAGCACGACAGAGATTCGGGTACATTAGATAGAGTAAGAGCAATTAAAGAACTTGAGTCTATGGATATGCAGCACATTCAACATGCGTTACAAATAATGCAGATGTTGCAGCAAGATTCGTATACTAAAGAACAAACGAGCAAAGTAATCTCTAATAGTTAGAGGTATTTTATTAACCTTGCAGGTAATGCTGCAGTTTCTATCAAAGGAGCCATAATGGCAAAAAGATATCACTCAAAAGACTCAGGATCACATGGACCTGAACTCTACTCAGGAGCAGCAGCTCGTCATGCACAAGAACGCAAAGACTCTGGCATGATCTACGAAAATCACTCAGCTATCGCTAACCTTCCACAAGAAGTGATGATCAAACCATGGCCTGTAGCTCCAGGATACTTGCCTGAGATGCTTGATGATGGAATCTCCGGAATCGATCGTCAATTGTCATTGGATGACGCGCGTAAACGTGCAGGATTTGAACCTAAAAAGATCTAGGAGCCACGATGCCTGAAATGGTACGACCGGATAACAAAGCACGCAAGATCGCTTGGGCTATTTTAGGGACGCCAGCTAACATGGCTACCAAGAAGACCAAGAGACAACGTGCTATAGATCAACGATTGCTCGCGTCAGAAACGTCACGAGTGAGATAAGCGCTTCAAACGACCGCTGTGCTAGGTTTTACTTCCCGTTTTCCTAGCACAGCGCCCCCAAGGAGAGAGAATGAAAAAGAATGCTAAAGGCGCAGTAAAAGCTCCAATGTTAAAAGACGAGCCACGCCAAATATCACGTAGAGAAAATAGAGACCGTTATGAAGGGATGCTCGAATACTCAACAGCGTATAGCCAAGAGAATATTCGCCGTACATTCTTGAGAGACAATCCATTCTATTGCGGTGTAGATCACCTGAGACGCAAAGAACTAGCAGATGGTGGCATGGTGAGAGAAGACCAAAATGCTATGTCTAATCTACCAACCCAAGCTATTCACACCGAGTATCCAAACAGATACTTTGCGAATCTATCACCATATATCGACAATACTGCCCTTGGTAACAAAGGCGACATAGAGTTATAAGGACTACCATGCCTAAACTAAAACCATCTGCACCTAAGAAGCTTAAAAAGAAACGTATCAAAGAAGAGATGCACAAATTTAAAGACGGTGAACTCAGATCTGGTTCTAAGAAGGGCCCAGTTGTGACCAACCCTAAGCAAGCTATTGCTATCAGTCTGTCAGAAGCTGGTGAGAGCAAGAAGAAGTCAAAGGCTAAGAAACCTAAGGCAAAGGCTCCTAAAGCAAACAAGGCCAAAGCATCATTGAAGAAAGCGTACAAAAAAAAATGATGTCGTGGTTGATAGCAGTTATACACAACATGAAACAATTGATTAAGAGATATTGGCCCCGGTAGATTAATAGTCAGATCACTGCCCTTTCACGGCAGAGGTGGTTGAGTGCGATTCTCCCTCGGGGTATTAAAAAGGGAAGTATGGAAGAGACAGTAGGAAAGATAGCAGTCGATCTGTTAGCACAAGCAGATGACAAACATACCGTTACAGACCAGACACGAGAGAGTCTCACCGAATGGGAACAGAATGTTATTGAGACAGCTGAAAAGGGGCTGAAAGAATATGGATCAGACTTCTTTATAGTAGTTCTTACCAAGAAAGAGTCGTTGTACGAGAACATATACCGCAACTTCTTCTTTCATCGCAGATCATGTCCAACTCCAGAATACGATCAGACTGTATATCAGTACATTTATTCAGCAGATGCACTTCAGTATCTGTGGACCATTCCTGACAAAGAGACGGTGACCATGTATAATCTCAATGCCAAAGATATACCCCAAGAAGAGCACCAACTCAGAGATTATTCTATCTCATTCATCAATGGTGATCTCGATCGTTTATGTAGAAAATTAAACAATGAGTCAGGTGATACACCCTACCTGCAGAATCTCAATGTGGTGCTACAAGATAAAGGATAGCAATGAGTGATAATCTAAATAATTTCTTTGAGAATGCCACCCCAGCACAGATCAACCAACTACATGCAAGTGGCCCTAAACAACCAGCACAACAGCATCCCCAAATACAAGCAGAGATGCCCACCATGGTTGATGATCTACCCCAAGTAGAGTTTACTTCCCAAGAGACTGAAGAAGTATCAGCTGCACCAGATATGCCAGTACAACAAGAAGCTGCGCCAATTCAACAAGCACCACAACAAAACGAATTAGAAGAAACCCCAAAGCAAAAAAGCTTCCGTGAAATGCGTGAAGCAAAGATGAAGGCCGAATGGGATAGAGACCAGATGGCACGCCGTTTGCAGGAATATGAAGAAGCAGGACGCAGACCCCAAACACAACCTGAACCAGAAGACGACTTTGGTATAGCACCAGATGCCCTGCTTGAAGGCAAAGATATAGCCAAGATCATCAAGACTGTAGAGCAACGTGCTGAAAAGAAATATAGAGTACAACAGCAAGTAGTGATGCAAAACGTTGTAGAGAATAGACTCAAGATGGAACTACCTGATCTTGAGCAAGTGGTGAATGATGATAATATCCGCATGCTACGCCAGATGTACCCTGAGATAGCTCAATCAATCAACACCAATCCAGATTTCTATTCTAAGGCCAAGGCTGCCTACACGATGATCAAGAAACTGAACATTGCGCCTGAAGCTGGACCAGCATATGATTACGAGGCAGATAGAAGAAAGATTC